AGTTTCATCGTCCATTGGTTTACCTTGGAAGATACATTTTTTAACAATTTCTGCATATTCTCCACCTTCTGATGCAATACCAATTGCACCTGTTAATAGTAGTGCCATGTTAACACCACTATCATGTTCTAGTTTTTCTAATTGTACTGATAATGCGCCTGTTTCATTACTTTGTATTGATGTTACCTTTTCTACAAAGTCCTTGTATTTGTTTAAATCTACTTTTTCCAATTATTCCTCTTTCGCAAAGTCTTTTGCCGTAATCGTATTTTCTAGATTTACACCGGCTTCATTATTGTAGTATGCTAAATCACTTGGAGCATCTTTACTCCAACCTAACACACCTTCCGCTTCTACAGTTCTTAGAATAACAGGATCACTGTCATCTGTTTCTTGAACTTTGAAACCTCTACTCCAACGTCCATGGGTAACTAGCACCCAATCATTAACGTCATACTCGTCATTATTCTCATGACCTTTCACGATGACTTTTGCCCATCTAGGTTTGATACCTTCTGACTTTCCATCATCGCTTGGAAGTATTATACCACCTGCGGTGGTAACTTCACCGAATTCCATTTCGGCTACTATGATTCTATCGTGTAAAGGTTTTACTTTACCTTTAATCGTTGGAACTGTATTGTACATTTCTATTCACCTTTTTTAACAAAGTTACCATCATCATCTTCGACCCAATCAGCGTCATCTTTTTCTTCTTGAACTGCTTCTGCAATTTCTTCTTCAACTGCATCTGCTTTGTGTTCAACTTCTGATTCCCCTGCGGCCACTGGTGCCTCATCTGGTACTTGGTTAGGTGTATCACGGTAGTAGTCTTCTAATACATCTTCTCTTTTACGAACAATCTTACCACCTGGCCCTAGTTCATCACCACGTGCATTTACACGAGCATTTCCTACTGCCGGAGTTAGTTCATTCTTTTGACGTAATAAATCCATGTCAACGGCTTTGCCTTGCATTGATTTGTAAACTTTTCTACCAGTCTGTCTTACTGCCATAACGTTTCTCCTATTATGTACGTATTTATCTAAGGAACTCACGCCAGTCTAGTCCATATTGAATTGGATTAATTTTATGTATTCCAATCGCATATAGCACATAACTAGCCACACTAGATCCTCTGCCAACACCCCAAACTATCTTGTTTTCACGCATGAAGTCAACTAGATAAACCAAAAACTGTAATAATGGATACATATTACGTTTTTTAAATTCAGCAAGTTCTTCTGACACTACTTTCCATTCAGGGGATTTCACAGAAACTATTGTGCTTAGATATTCTTCTATGTTTAAATTTTTATACTTGGCAGGCATAAACCATTCTTTTTGTAATATGCCATCAAATTCTTCTTGTTCAATATTCATTGGTTGATATTCATTAATTTGAATACCACCACGTAAGTCTTCCATGATCTTATTAAAAAGTTTCACGTCTGCACTTGACTCAGCGAATATCTGACCAATTTTATTTTTATTGCCTTTATAGATTAAGTCTATAATATCGCGATCAGCGAACCGTGGCAAACCTAGATTATCTAACTTCATAATACTATTTTACTCGATATTGATTAATTTGTCAAGATCTAAATTGAGTTTTTGGCGTTGTTCTTTTTGGATACGTTCTCTTAATTCAATTTTGTACATATCCAATAGTTGTTGCATTTGTTGTTTTACTTGAGGATTACGTTGCCTAAAATACTTTTTAGTCAATTCACCAATCTTTTGTTCTAGTTGTTGATTGTTGTAGATGGATAGATCGTCTTCAAGTGGATGTAGCATTATGAAAATATTCCAACGTATTTCGCGTAAACAGTTGCACCGCCATCAACAGTAAAGAAATCAAATACCATTGGGTTTTGATCGTTAGTAATATTTACAATACCTTTGTCTGCACTGTTAGATGATTTGTGTGGAAAGTCGTTGTCATATTTTATAGTGTTTCCAACATCAGTTGCCCAAGTAACTTCACGTGTGGAACCGTCATTTTTTAAAAGTAATCTAACTTCAGCAACCTTACCTGTAGTAGGCCATTCAGTTAGTGTTAACGTAACATTTCCGCCAATTGTAAATTCTTGGTAATGTCCGTTAGTAAAGTTTACGTTTTGAGGATTAACTACTGTACCTGCAGAAGGGTGTAATTTTTTAGTGTTGTTAACAAAGTTAGCACCACTTATATCATTCCCTAAAAAATTGTTTGCTTCATTTTTCTTTGCAGTATTAGTCTGAAGTGTTTCAATTTCAGCCTTTGCCGCAGTAAAATTGCTTTTTATTGTGCTGAAATTATCTCTGAAACCCTGTGAGTCATTATCTTGTCCTGCTACTGGGTATAAAGCATTAATACTAGCACTGTCTATATTACTTGCCATAATTTATCCTCTCTATGTATTTATCCACGTCTACACATTATATTCGTAATTAGGAAACAGGATATATTGTTCGTTACTGTTGCCCGTTGTACTATCTATAATGTATCTATCAATATCAAAATTTATTTGTTTAAAGTTGAATTTGCTATTTTGGATCCTTAATAGGATATCGTCTGAATATCCTGGTTTACAATAGCATAGTGGTAATGCAGTCACATACCCTAATTCTTGCACAGATGCCTCTTGGGCAGATCTCATCCAAAGTGGTAAAAAGTCTCTTTCAGTAAGTCCTAAAGATGCTATTTGACCTCTCATTGTATCTGTGTTTACAATATGTTTTCTTGGATTGTTTGTTTCACTAATTTTAACATTTGCACTACTTACTTTTACAGTGTTAGGATTGCTTGGTCTAAATCTATATGGATCTGCCAAGTTAGTTGTAAACTTCTGCGATGAAGCAACCTCTGTTCCATCTGATAAAGTAACTCTAACCGTGCCAGCAGTAGGTATTACCACTACACCTCCTCTAGTAACGATTTCTAAATTTGTTCCATTGCTTGTAACCTGTATTGCAGTCTGTCCTTGTCCTGATAGTGTAATGATACTTTCCCCACTACCTAAGTTTGTTTTATCATCTTTGGATTCAAATGCAACACTATCAACTGTTAGTTTCCTTGCATTACCAACATTTATTGTAGGACGTATGTTACCTTTTGTAGGCATTGCAGGATCTATCACTTCAACATATACTACTTCATATAAAGTTGTGTTTGTTCCTTGCTTAACTGCTTTAGCAGTTTTAACTTCGCCTAAAGTATAAGTTCTTCTTTTATGATGTTTTGCCGCCGCGGCAACATAATTTTTTACATCTTTTGTAATGATACCTGCGTATGCTAACATCTTCAAATCTTTTTGTACACCAAATTCTGGATCACCACTTCTATAAATGTATTCAGGTACAAAGATGTTTGGATCACTTACGAAAGTATTAAAGACATTCCTTGTTGTTTGTTTAATAAAAGGTTTGACATACAAATTACTATACAAATTATCATCAGGATCTAAAATTGTAATTTTAAATTCTCTTGTTGTCTGACTAAATTTAAATCTATCTTCTGCATTGACAGTAAACGTGTAAACTTTATCTATTGTTGTGCTATTATTATCAAAGGTTGTTTCTGTTGCTGATTTATCAAACGTAGTAAGTCCTGGTAATGTACCATCACCAAACTGTCTTACTTTACCTATTATTTCACCTGATAAACTTAAATTTAATCCTGGCGGCAATTTACCACTTTTTAAAGTATATACTACCTTGCCATTTGGAATGTTTGTAGTTGCATTTACAAAGAATGTACTAATAAGATTTGCATTTATTGTTCCTAGATCACTTGCAGTTGTCCAAGTAATTGTAGATTCTATTTCTCCTAATAAACTTACGGTAAAAGTTTTATCTTTGAAAGATTCTAATTTGCTTTGCGAATCTAATCTTTGTGCTCTAATTGTAAATTTATATTCCTTTGTTACGGCAGGTTGGTAAGGTACTCTACCTGCTATTTCACCTGTCGAAGTATCTAAAACTAAACCAGGTGGAAGTGTACTTGCACTACCATCATCATTTAGTGCTTCTAATTTATAAACAATCGCTCCTGCAACATTAGAAGGATCTAAAGTATCTAAATAAATTGTAAGGAAGTTGTTTGCTCTTCTGAAACCTAAGTTTGCAGGTGTTAACCAAATTGGAGTTCTAATGTATGTGTTGTCAGCAGTAAACAATCCATTTGCTACCTGCATAATTGTATTGTCTGCTCTTAGATAATCATCACCTACAAGATAAATTTTAAAATCTCTTTTTGAAATAGTATCACCGTCAGTAACACTTACAGTAAATTCATAATATCTGTTAAGTTTTCTTGGACTCTTTGTAGGAATGCTGTCATCATAGATTCTTAAATCATAAAAGAAACTGTCATAACCATCAGCACTTCTAATTCCAAAATCAAAAGGAAATGTGCCATATACATTTGTATCATATCTACCACTGTTAGCAAACTTATCTAATGCAAGTATAGGTTCAACAACACCTACTAATCTACCATCAGTTGTAAGTTGTATTCCTGGAGGTAATGTTCCGTCACCATCTGCAATAAAATATTCTAATACATCACCTGCAGGTAAGTCAGAGTCTATTGCGTTAAGTTGAAAATCAACCGGAGTGTTATCTAATATAAAATATTGTTTAGGATTGCTAGGTGCTAACATTCCTGTAGGAGTAACCCAAGTAGGACTATCTGGACCTTCTATTATTGCTGTAAGTGTGCAATCAGCAATAGTACCTGTTGACGTAGTTGCTCTTAAAACAAATCTACTTTGTGTAGTCCTTTCTACTTCAAAAGGAGTACCTACTATGCTTGTACCTTCTATTCTAAGTCCTGCTGGTAAAGATCCGGATATAATTTTTACAGATGAAATGGTAAAATTAGTTGTATTTAAGGGTAATGCTATCGTCGTGGATACACGTTCAGCAAATACTCCTAATTCATGATTTGTTTGTACTGTCCAGATATTAGCCATAGTTTTTCCTAACTATGTATATTTATCGGTTATAGAGGATTGCTAATAGTACCTAAATCTACGAGTCTTATGGATACGGTACTATCTTCTTGTAAACCTGGTTGATCAATTAATCCGAACTCAATATCCTGATTATCTAATAACCAGTTAAAGATGTCTGAGTATGATTTTGTTATAGTGCCAAAGTTAAATCCAGCAATATCTCTTATGTCCTTGTACCATACTTTTGCATTGATGTTATTTACGTTAATGATATTGTTATTTTGTCCGTCTAAATTAGCACCTAGTTGTGGTGTTAAATCGCTTGAAAGTTCTGTTACACTATCAAATGTAACACCGCCACCTGCTATTTTAGTATTAAGATTAGTACCACCTATTAACTTCAGTGTATCACCGTCTGTAACTGCTTGTGTACCGTTGTCAGTTTCAACGTTAAGTGTTTGTAAACCGCCTACACTATTAATTGTAATTGCATTACCGTCTGCTGATAATGTTACATTACCACCACCAATTAACTTTTTAAATTGCATTTCAGCACCATTTAATTGTGCAAAAACACCTTCGCCACTAGCACCTAAGTTGACACCTGTGGTTGCTTCTGGATTTCTAGCCGCCAGTTCTGCAAAGTTGGCATTGACTTTTACAAACGCTTCTCTTAGATCATCGCCTGTGCCGTCGTTTGCTACTGTTCCTATGTTAATTGTTTGTATTGCCATACTAATATTTATCCTCTATATGTTCTATTGGTTCTTGGATACACTGCTCCAGAAGTTGGTCTATCCAAGTGCGTAATGTAAGGAAACGCACGACCGTTATCTGGTCTTAATTTAGGATAAAATGCGTACAGGTTAGGTGCACCATTTAAAGCATTTGAATCTGTGTAATCATCATTGTTGCTATTATTCGTACCATCATACATTTGATTTTCTTTTGCAACACTCTGTAAAACTTTTTTCATTTGGTCTTGATTTAGATTAGGATATCTTTCTGCCAAACAACAAAGGATTCCTGCTACCTGTGGACTTGCCATAGATGTTCCACTAATTCTGCCTAGGTATCTACTGTTGTTTCTAGGATCCCTTACTCCTGTATTAGAGACGTATGCACTTACAATATTATGTCCAGGTGCCCATATATCACAACCCGGTCCATGGTCACTAAAATAAACTCTACTTTCTTGATAGGTTCCTGTTTCTGACTGTGTAGCACCTACGCAGATATTCGTAATATTATGTGTACCACCTCCAGCAACATTATCGTTAGCAGTAGGTGATGAACCTCTATGATAGTAATATTCTTGTCCTGGATATCTGTCTTCCATCTTAAATTTATTATCCCAATCAGGTCCTCCTGGAAGGTCATGTTTCCAATAACCATTACCTGCCGCTCCACAGAATATAACTCCTGCTTCTTCTAAATCTTCAAGGTCACTATCTAAAGCATTTACCCTTACTGGTATTCTTTGTCCAGATATAAATCCAAATCCTTGTAATTGTGCAGAACTAAATGCTGATGTTGTTGTAGTTGTATTTGCATTTTGTTCTACAATTAAATCTATTTGTGACGGATTTGCTTCTTTAAACTGATATTCATATCTTACTGTTGGTGAACCTAAAGAACCTGAAGTTGTACTAGTTCCTTCGTACACTAATCTAAATACTCTATCACCCACTGTGCCTGTTGCACCATACCAAACTCTTTGAGCACTTCTATCAGCGGCTCCAACCATTATCTTAGGAAAGCCTGGATTTGTGCTAGAAATATTTGTGCTATTAGTAGAACCGTTACCAAATGTAAGATAACTGTTTGTACCTATGTAAACCTTGTTGTAATTTTGTGAAATGTAATTTACATTAAAAGGAATATCTATTTCCCAAAATCCGTTGTTATTAGTTCCTGTGGTTGGTGTCACTGATGCTGTCAAGCCGTTTGTACTAGCAATGCTTACCTGACCTAGATCAGTTGTAGTTGCCTGTGCAGTTGCTTCAGTATATCCTACAATAGTAACTTTCTTTTCACCTGCTACTGTTGGAGAAGTACCTAATGAAGTTGTTGTATTAAATATTACGTTATACACTTCGTTGTTAGGTAAACTAATATTACTTTGTGCTAAATTAACTTGAATTGTTTCTCCTGATTCTGTACTAGCATCAGTTCCTGTAATGCTTGTTTGTATCGGATTGTTTGAACCATCTCTAATATCTATTTCCAAAGTCATACTTTGAATTCCACTTACACTTGATGACGCTAAATCATATTGCACATCTATAACAGCCGGTCCTTGAACCTGCACCGTATCCTGTGATGGTGGATCTGCACTAATTGATATGTTCATCACTGCACCTGATCTTGACCAACCACTTGGTGTTGTTCCAAAGTCACCATTGGCCGCAGTCTCTGATCCGCTTGTTGTAATTCTATTAGCACGGTCAACCAATGTTTGTGTAAAGTTTGCCAATTCAGTACCTGTGCCATAAACTCCGTACTGTCCGTTTTCTTGTACAGAAGTTACAGGTCTTGTGTAAGTTGTTCCTCTGTAAGTTACTTCTGTAATATCATCAAACTCCCATTGTGAAGGAAAGATACTCATTCCCCAACTATTATTAACCACTGTTGGATTTTTAATTTTAGTTTCAGGATTAACACTTTTGTTCTCATGAAATAATCTGATGTAATCCATTACGTATGGAAAGTTGTAGTTGAATGAATCACCAGATAGATAGTAAAGATGATATAAGTTTGCATCTCTGGCCCAACCCTGTGTGTTACCTACTACTGTGCCAGCAACGTGATGAGCATGGTTACTAGTGCCACTATAATTATAATTACCTGCACTGCCACCAGTTACCTGCGGATTCCACTGATACCAGTTGTAGTTGTAAAATCTTGTTCCACCAGTTCCGTCTGCATTTTTTTGAAACTCTGGATGGTCGTCCATGACTGCACCACCATTACCATCACATATTACCGCGTCAACATTTTTACCTGTAAGTCCTAGTTTGATTGTTTGGGTGTTATTACCTATGTATGCGTTGTTGGCAGGATTACCGTCCCAACATCTCCATAGTCCCCAATTCTTATATGTGTTATTATTAAATGCAGAAAAAGTTGATTTATGAAAATTTCCTGTTTGTTCTATGTGGTTTTCAGAAACTTCTATTCCTCTTTCTTTTGGATTAAGTTCAACAAATGCTACCCTGCTGTCATCTTTTAAAAATCTTGATTCTTCTTCAGTAAGCCAGTATTCTGTTGTTCTGCTAATTTCCCTTTTATTATGAACACCTACTTCTCTATCGGGTATGTAAAGATCACCACCAGGTGTTTCCATGTCAGTATAGAAATCATCAAGGTCAGCACTATCTTTAAGTGTGACCATGTAAACTTGAAGTTTTACATATTTGGAAAAGTCCATTTAACTCTCCAGTTTCAATATTTTAAATGATGCTTCTATTGTAGCCGTACCGGCAGTTTTATTTGTTATTGCAACATAAAAGTCAGTGCCTACGGTTACGTCATTGTTGTAACCAAGTATGGCAGGAGTAAAGTCCACAGTTCCAGCCGCAGTGGTAATTACTTCAGCAATAACTCCGCTGTCAGTTGCTGGATCTGTTCCTTCGCTTCTTGATGCGTCAGCAGTACGTTTAGCACTATTGGTATATACTCTTACCCATGCCGCATTGTTAACTGTGATGCTCATTAAGCCATATGCTTTGAATCCTGTTAAGTTTTTATTTTCTGTTATTCCTGATGCAATACTATTAGTTGTTGTGGTAATAGTTGTTCTTGATTCTAATCCATCTACACTTATACCTGATACTGAATTATCAACATAAGTTTTTACAGCACTCTCAGTAGGGACTGCTGAATTACTTGCTCCACTCATAGTACCATCAGAACTGAATTCGTTTACGGTAACTCCTGCATTAAATCCAATGCCGCCTGTAGAACTTAATGTCAATCCACTTAATGTAGTTTGCCAAGCATAACTGTTTGGAGTACCTGTTGATACTAAAATTTTATTTGCACCGCTTGGTGAAGCAATTCCACTCAAGTCT